GCAAAAAAAGGACACTACCTTTTCCAAAAACCTGAAATTAAAGCTAGATTAGATGCCATTGACCCGTCTTTATATAGAGATTATTTGGGTATCATGGCAATCAATGATTTCTTATATTTTAGTATGGAACAAATGATTGAAATGATGAGTCAAACAGGTCAAGGTGTTGCAGGTAAAGTTGAATTAGGTGACGCCGATGAAGAAGAAGGTGGTGAAGAAGGTGAATCACAACCCGACACAAAAATCATGGCCACAGGTATGATTTTCCCAATTCTTTGTCATGAAATTATTAAAGGATTAGAAGAGGCTAAAGGTAGACATGGACTACCAAAAGAGCCAGGTCTTCGTCAAAAAGTACAAGGTCAAACAGACATTTTATCTAACGAACCAATGCAATTAAGAATCGGTCCTGAAATAGTTGAAAAAATTAGATTTGCATTACCCGATGAAATGTACGACCAAGATAATAAAGGACTAATAAACTGGTTCCATATATTGTTATACCAAATACCAGCACAAGAGTTTTTAGAAATTATTGGAAATGCCATCTCTGAAGATTCTTCAAAAGTTAGAAAAGCAACTTCAAGATTTGAAGAAATTATGAAAGAAGCTATTCAAATGAAAGAAGAATTTGAAAACTACAAAGAAGAGGAAAATATTGATTCAGATGAGGATGATGATGATGGTTTAGATGACTTTTTAGGTGGTTTAGGTATATCATTACCTAAATAACATTTTGTGAATAGAGAACAACTTATTATAGAATTAACGAAGTGCATGAGGAATACTCCTTACGCACTTCGAACTTATTTACAGACATACGATAATACCGTATCAAAATACGTCCCATTAGATTTATTCCCAGACCAAGTTAGTTTAATTGAAGATTACGACAAATACAATGAGAACATTGCATTAAAGTATCGTCAGGCAGGTGTATCAACAGTAACCGCCGCTTGGATATCAAAAAAATTGGCATTTGCACAAAAGAACAAACCTGAAAAAATCCTTATTATTGCCAACAAGTTAGACACATCAATGGAGATGGCTAACAAGGTTAGAGGGTTTACTGAACAATGGCCCGCGTGGGTTGGTATTTCATTCTCAAAAGAAAAAAACTCCCAAAGACACTTTAAACTTAATAATAATTGTGAAGTTAAGGCTGTTGCAACATCAAAAGATGCTTTGAGGGGTTATACTCCAACAATTCTTGTATTTGACGAGGCTGCGTTTATTGAAGCGGACTCAGATTTTTGGTCTGCGTGTATGGCATCCCTATCAACAGGGGGTAAAGTAATTGTAGTATCCACTCCAAACGGATATGACCAAATTTACTATGAGATTTACGACCAATCATTAAGGAATATGAATGATTTCAAAATATCTGAGATGTTTTGGTATCGTGACCCAAGATATACAAAAGATTTGTATATGGTTAAAACAAACGATTTGGTTCATTTTTTATTAAATAGAGAAGAATATACTGATAAGGATATTATTAACTTGTCAATGGAAAATCCATATGACAGAGACCATTCAATCGTAACTGATTACATTAGTCAGGGATATAAACCATGTTCATCATGGTTTGAAAGTATGGTTAAGAAGTTAAAGTTTGACCGAAGAAAAGTTGCTCAGGAATTGGAATGTAACTTCTTAGGTTCGGGTGATAATGTATTTGAATCAGAATTGATGCAAGGTATTGCCAAAAATACTTTACGTGAGCCCCAAGCTAAACTTATGGGTGGTTCATTATGGATATTTAAAGAACCCGTAAACGGTCACAAATATGTAATGGGTGTGGATGTATCAAGAGGTGATTCTGAAGACTTCTCGTGTATTCAAATCATTGATTTTGATGAAAGAGAACAAGTGTTAGAATACGTTGCAAAAATCCCACCAGATGTATTAGCAGAAATTGCATATAAATGGGGAACAATGTATAATGCTTATTGTGTTATTGACATCACAGGTGGTATGGGTATTTCTACTGCAAGAAAGTTACAAGAGTTAAATTATCAAGCTGGATTATATGTTGATAATGTTGATACAAGTAATAAGTGGAAATGGGACCCAAAAATAAATGATAAAATACCAGGGATTAATTTTAATTCAAAAAGAGTTCAAATTATTGCAGCGTTTGAAGAGGGTGTAAGGCATGGGTTTAAAGTATATTCAAATAGATTATACAATGAAATGAACACATTTATTTATATAAATGGAAGACCTGACCACCAAAAAGGACATCACGATGATTGTATTATGGGGGTTTCTATGGCATTATATGTTGCGGAAAAATCATTCCAATCTTTAGAAAAAGTTACGAATCATACAAAGGCGATGATAAATTCATGGGCAACAACTGTGAATGAAAATAAAAACTCTTCCGACTTTTTTAATCCAATGGTGCCGCAAATGGGAAGAGACAATAATTTGAATAATAATGGGGCCGCAACTAAGGCCGACTACCAAAAATACGGTTGGTTATTTGGTGGTCGTTAACTATTTATATTATCAAGGTAATTAGTAAATTTAACATATGAGCGATAATAATCTTACGGTATGGCAGAGACTGTCAAAAACATTTGGACCTAATTCATTATTAAAACAAGATTATCCAACTTTTAAGTTTGATAAGAAAGAACTTTTGCGTACTCCAAATCGTGATGATTATGAAAGAGAAAAACTCCAAGCGCAACAAACATTTTATTTAACAAACCAATGGGCTAAGGTTGAAAACAACCTATATTCTCAAGCGATTTATTATGAACCATCAAGATTATCCGCTCAGTATGATTACGAATCAATGGAATATACTCCTGAGATTTCAGCGGCGTTGGACATTTATTCTGAAGAATCTACAACAACAAACGAAGATGGTTTTATCCTTCAAATTTATTCTGAATCAAAACGTATTAAATCAGTATTAGCTGATTTATTTAACAACAATTTAGATATTAACACCAACTTACCAATGTGGACAAGAAACACTTGTAAGTATGGTGATAACTTTGTTTACCTTAAACTAGACCCTGAAAAAGGTATTGTTGGTTGTCAACAATTACCGACAATTGAAATTGAAAGACATGAGGTTGGAGTTAGTGCTAAAATTACTGTTGATATTACACAAGAAAAAGATGAGAATAAAAAGGCTCTTCATTTTACTTGGAAAAATAGAAACATGGAATTTCAATCATGGGAAATAGCTCACTTTAGATTATTGGGTGATGACCGAAAACTTCCTTATGGTACTTCTATGTTGGAAAAAGCAAGACGTATTTGGAAACAATTATTGTTATCAGAAGATGCAATGTTAATCTATCGTACATCACGTGCACCTGAAAGAAGAATGTTTAAAGTATTCGTTGGAAACATGAATGATGATGACGTTGAAGCATACGTAAACCGTGTTGCCAATAAGTTTAAAAGAGAACAAATTGTGGACGCCAAAACAGGAAATGTGGATATGAGATTCAACCAAATGGCGGTTGACCAAGATTACTTTATTCCTGTTCGTGACCCTGCGGCACCAGACCCAATTACAACATTACCTGGTGCGACTAACTTATCAGAGATTGCCGACATTGAATATATTCAAAAGAAATTATTAACAGCACTTCGTGTACCTAAAGCGTTTTTAGGATTTGAAGAAGTTGTTGGTGATGGTAAAAACTTATCATTACAAGATATTCGTTTTGCTCGTACAATCAACAGAATTCAAAAAAGTATGATTGCCGAATTAAATAAAATTGCGATTGTGCATTTATTTTTATTAGGATTTGAAGACGAATTACAAAACTTTACATTAGGTCTATCTAACCCATCTACACAAGCGGATTTATTAAAAATTGATGTTTGGAAAGAAAAAGTTTTATTATATAAAGATTTAGTCGCTGACCCAGGAAACGGTATTCAACCTACATCTTCTACTTGGGCTAAAAAACACATCTTCAATTGGTCTGACGAAGAAATTAGATTAGATTTACAACAACAAAGAATTGAAAGAGCTGTTGGTGAAGAACTTAAAGCTACTCCTACAGTTATTACTAAGACAGGTTTATTTGATAATATAGATAAACTTTATGGTAGTACCACAGGAGGTACCGCAACAGCATCAACAACTACAGGTGGTGAAGAATCATTTGGAGGTGGAGGTGGATTTGAAACCGCACCACCGCCTGCGGGAGGTGGAGAAGAAGTTGCACCACCACCAGCTGAAGGCGGGGCACCTGAAGGTGGAGAAACTGCAGTTACTCCAGAATCAAGAATGAAAAACATGAATTTATTGATTGAAAGTAACTTATTAGAGGGGTCAACATTTTTAGATTTAGGTCAAGGGCAACAATCTTTAGGAGAAATTTCAAAAGAATTGGATAAGTTACTAAACTCCTAATATTTATATTGAAAACACACTATAATGACTTTCGGAAAAATCAAATCCATAATTGAAAACAATCTAATTGAATCCTACAAAGATGAAAAGGAATTCAAGAAATCGTTAAAAGAATTTAAACATAATGTTTTGAATAACAAAACTATGTCTAAATTGTATTCTTTATACGAACAACTGAGTACACCTCAAGGACTAAACGAATCTGATGCTAAAGACTTTTTAGAAGAAGGTATTAGTTTAATTCAACAATTACTGCCGAGTATTAAATTACCAAAAACTCTATCAGAAAATGTTACGAACAAATATTCTGATATTGACGCTCTTGTTTATACAAATAAGTTAAATTTGTTAGAGAGAGTAAATTCTAAAAAAAATATTACAAGTGTGTTAACCTCAACAAATAGTGTTGTTAAAGAATCTATCAATATTCCATTAAAATCAATGGTTAGTATTGCGAATCAGACTTTAAACAAATATGTTGATAATCTTGATGAGTCATCTAAAAAAGAATTTCTTCAATTAATATCTGAAGATTCAAAATCTCTTGAAGACAAGTTTGAAACTATTCGTGAAAGCGCAATCAACAAACTTAATGTTATTTTGGAGAAAGAAGAGGAGTTTGAATTAAAGACAAAATTGTCTGAAACCATAGATAGGTTAAAAACTGAAAAGTTTGACCAATTGAATTTTCTTAAGTTAAAGAACTTGGAAGAATCAATTTAAAGAATTTTTTACTTTTTGAACATACGACGCTTTCAATATCTGAGCTCGTCTTACCACAGATTTTTTAACAAATTCTTTTTTTTCAAATAGAATTTGATTTTGTTTAGTCTTAATAACTTTAGATTTTAAAGTTTTTAAGGCTTTTTCTATTCCGTCTTTTTTTACTTGTACTATTAGCATATTATTAGAAATATCGCAATTTATTAAAAAATTTTTGACAATGGAAGTTATTTGTGTTATTTTTAAAAAAAAACAAATAAACATTGACATCAATGAAAATTAATGAAAAAAGGAAAAAGTGTAAAGTTAAATCTATTCAGTCCGATAAAATCGGTATATGGTACAGTAGATTCTAAAAATTTAAAATCATTATACATAAACATTCAATCATGGGTTTCCCCCAAATTTGAACACGACAATTGGAATCGGGTCGTGTGTAATCTAAACCGAGAAATAAAACATTCTGTCTTTAATTCAATAGACTCAAGTTTGTTTAAAGAAAACAGTATTGTTGATTTAGACCTAAGAACAAGTGGAATATCACACGGGAAAAAATCATTTTTTAACTTAGAAGTTAATTTATATACTAACCAAGAATTTGATTTTAAATCGCCCGAATTAAAAGAATCAATTAAAAAAATTGTGAGAAATATTATAAGAGATAATGTTATTGAAAACAAATACTTTGATTTTTCAATATCAAAAAGTAAATAAAGATGAGTGTTTGATATATTTATCTTAAAAACTATTAATGAAACAATTAAGAATTTTAGAAGCAAGTGAAGTCGGTCATGGTATATTGATAGAGATGGATGCTGGTTGGGTTTCCCCAAAAGACATACGTAATTCAGAAATGTTAAAGGAAGCAGCAAATTTAGATTATAGGAATCCATTTGAGTTTTATGCTGTGTTACAAAAATACGACACACCAAATAGAAATGGAAGATTTTATCCTGAAAGGATATTAAAAAGAGAAGCTGAAAACTATAAGAAGGCGATTGCCAAGGGGTTATCAACCTCAGAACTTAATCACCCTGAGTCGTCTTTAATTGACTTAGATAGGGTATCACACATTATTACAGACATATGGTGGGATAAAAATATCCTAATGGGTAAACTTAAATTATTAACATCACCAGGATTTCACGAAAGAGGTATTGTATCAACTAAAGGAGACCAAGCAGCTAACTTAATGAGACAAGGTGTTACAATGGGAGTTTCCTCAAGAGGTGTAGGTTCCTTAAAAAAAGTTGGTGAAAGAAACGAAGTACAAGATGATTTTGAATTAATTTGTTTTGACTTGGTATCATCCCCATCAACTCCAGGAGCATATTTGTTTACTAATCCTGACGATAGAAGTAAGTATGAAGAAAACTTAGAAGAAGAAAAAAGACATAATTCACCAGAAAATTCAGAATTTCAATCCAAAGGAGTTGACTTAATGAAAAAATTAACCGATTATTTGGGAAAATAAAATTAATTATGGAAGAAAAATTTTTTGTAGCAAAAGTTCAGTATGATTTACCTGACGAAAATAGTGGTAAAATTAAAAAAATCAGAGAAGAAAAACTTGTAAGAGGATATTCTGTTACCGATGTAGAAGCAAAGGTAACTACAAAATATGAAGGTTTTACTCATGATTGGAGAATAACCTCTGTTTCTGAAAGTAAAATAGACGAAGTAATTGAATAATTGTTATTACATTCAAATTGTTTAAAAGTGGTCCTTGTGACCACTTTTTTTTTGCTTGGGTATATTTATATGTTGATACAATATTGCATTTCTGCAAGATTAGAATTCATAAAACACCAAAAAATTAAAGATATATAATTAAAAAACGATATTTTTTGTTTTTTGGTAATATTTATTAGTTAAAATAAATAGATTTTCTATATGAAAGAAAACAAATTAGTTCAAGAGGCTCTTATTCAAATGAAACAAGTTGAAGAAGCTATAGCCGAAAACGCAAAAGGAATACTTGCTTCTACTATGAAGGAAGAAATCAATCAACTAGTAAAAGAATCTCTTTCCGAACAAGATGACGAAGATGAGGTTGAATTAGATGCTGACATGGATATGTCCGCTGATAATGATGAAGTAGACATGGACATGACTATTGGCTCAGATGACGATATGGAATTTGATGACGATATGGAAATGGACTTTGGTATGGATTCAGACGAAACTCCAATTGATTTAACTGACGCTTCTGACGAAGAAATTTTGAAAGTGTTTAAAGCGATGGGTGAAAATGACGGAATCATTGTTAAAAAAGACGGTGAGAATGTTCATTTAACTGACGATAACGCTGATGTAGAATATCTTGTTAAGCTTGGTGAATCAGAAGATGACATGATGGAAGACGATTCTGAAATGATGGAAGAAGATGAAATGGAAGAAAATGACATGGAAGATTCTGAAATGATGGAAGAAACTGACGAATCAGTTGATGACGTAATTGACGCTATATTTAGTGGAGATATGTCAGGTGTTGACTCTGAAGATGACGATGACGTTGTTTACGAAATCACATTAGATGACGATTCTGAAATGATGGAAGAAGATGATATGGAAGATTCTGAAATGATGGAAGAAGATGACATGGAAGATTTAACTAATGAAACCTACAAACCTAAAGGTGTTGGTATGGGTAAACCTAAATTTAGTTACAAGAAAACAACAGGTGGATTTAAAGAAGACATGAAACAAGGTCCTAAATCTGTTGGTACTGGTAAAGCTAAATTTGATTACAAAAAAGGTGCTAACATGGAAGGTAAGTCTAAAGTTGTTAAAGCTGAAACTAAGGAAGGTAATTACGGAATGAATAAGGGTGATAAATCTAAAACCATGAAAGGTAAAGAAGATTACACAACTAAAAAAGGTATGACAAATTCTAAAGGAGAAAAAGCTTTTGAAAAAGAAGAGACCAAAGAAGCTGCAAGAACTTATGGTATGGGTTCTAAAGAAGGTCGAGGTTTAAGAAAAGGCATCACTAATAACAGAAACTATGTTTACGGTAAAAATGGTGTTAAAGTTGAATCTACACAAGAAGAAGTTAGAATGTTGAGAGAAAAGAATGAAGAGTACAGAAAAGCATTAAATGTTTTCAGAGAAAAACTTAATGAAGTTGCAATCTTCAATTCAAATTTAGCTTACGCTACAAGATTGTTCACAGAACACTCAACTACTAAAAAAGAAAAAATAAACATCCTAAGAAGATTTGACGATGTTGAAACTTTAAAAGAATCTAAAAATCTTTATAAGTCAATCAAAGACGAATTATCTAAGGTAGAAACAAAATCAATCAATGAATCAGTAGGGGCAAAATTAAACAAAACAGTATCTACAGGTTCATCAACTACTCTAATTGAATCAAAAACTTATGAAAATCCTCAGTTCTTAAGAATGAAAGATTTAATGGGTAAATTAGGGTAACAAATAAAAATTTTAAATAAACTAAAAACAAAACAAAACTAAAATGGGAGCATTATTAGAATCAGGTCTTGTTGGTAATATCGGGTTAAAACACCTTAAAGTTATCAAAGAAGACACAATCAACAAATGGGACAAATTAGGCTTTTTAGAAGGTCTTAAAGGTCACATGAGAGAAAACGTAGCACAATTATACGAAAACCAAGCATCATATTTAATTAATGAAGCATCATCTACATCTGATACAGGTGCATTTGAAACAGTGGTTTTCCCAATCGTTAGACGTGTATTCTCTAAATTATTAGCAAACGACATCGTTTCAGTACAAGCAATGAACTTACCAATCGGTAAATTATTCTACTTTGTACCTAACATTCAAGCGTACACTGACCCAACTAACTTAGCGAATACAGGTATTCACTACGCACCGTATGGTTCACCAAACGCAGCTGATAACCAAACACCAAACAGTGGTTACGACTACAACACAACTAAAGACCTTTATGATAGATTCTACGAAGGTAACGAACCAGCATTAGACCCACCAGGTTTATTTGACTATTCAAAAGGACAATATTCTGCAATCACAGCAAACGTAACAACTGTGGCTTGGGATTCTGCAGGTTTGTTAGTTCCTTCTGCTTATACTGAATCTGATTACAGAAAAGTATTAATAGTTTTGTCAGGTTTTGCATCTGCTGGAGCAGGTAAATTAATCGGACCAGATGGTCAACCAATGGATAATGAAGCTTTCTTATCTGACTTAACAATTAAAGGTGCTGCTGGTAATGCAACAACATCTGCTAACACTAACAACCCTTACTTATTCAGAGTTGTAACTCAGAGATATGGTAAAGGTATAGTTGAGTACGGTAATAACAACGCTACGTTGGTATTCCCTAATAGTAGAACTGATGGTGGTCAATATGACAACTTATGTGATGCTGAAGGTAAAATCTACTTAGAAGTTGACTTACAAGTACCAGTATGTATTACTTGTGGCGGTTCTATGGACGGTTACACAGGTTCAACATTCTCGTCAACAATCGCAAGTAATTCTCAAGCGTTTACAGGTACATATAGAATCTACAAAAACTTAGAGTTTGAAGATAGAATCGGTGAGGTATCGTTTGACCTTATGTCAGTAACAGTTTCTGTAACTGAAAGAAAATTAAGAGCTCAATGGTCTCCAGAAATGGCACAAGACGTTGCAGCGTTCCACAACATCGATGCTGAAGCTGAATTAACAGCTTTATTGTCTGAGCAAGTTGCGGCTGAAATCGACCGTGAAATCTTAAGAGATTTACGTAAAGGTGCTGCTTGGAACTTAAGATGGGACTACAATGGTTGGAAGCGTCTGGGTTCAAGTGCAGTTCCTTACACTCAAAAAGATTGGAACCAAACTTTAATCACAGCAATCAACCAAATTTCAGCACAAATCCACAAATCTACATTAAGAGGTGGAGCAAACTGGATTGTTGTTTCTTCTGAAATCAGTGCTATCTTTGATGACTTGGAATATTTCCACGTATCAAATGCTGCTCCTGAGCAAGACCAATACAACATGGGTATTGAAAGAGTTGGTACATTAGCAGGTCGTTACCAAGTTTACCGTGACCCTTACTTCCCACCAAACCAAGTGTTAATGGGACACAAAGGAACATCATTGTTAGACACAGGTTACATTTACGCACCGTATGTACCTCTACAATTAACACCTACAATGTACAATCCGTTCAACTTTACACCAATCAAAGGTATCATGACTAGATACGCTAAGAAAATGGTGAATAATAGATTTTACGGCAGAATTACAGTAGATGGTGTTAGAACATTCGACTTAAGAGAATTGAGATAATCAATATCTTATTTAGATACCAAAAGGGAGACAAGAAATTGTCTCCCTTTTTTTGTTTACAGAAATTTCAAATTGATTATATTTATTTTTAGATTTTAGTTTATCAGTCCCCAGCCCTAACAAGCTGTAGAGTATTCACGGACACAAAGGTATTGGTAACATAGTCATTAACTATTATAAAATTAAAGAAAATGTATTACACAACAAACATCGTGAGCAAACCGACTGCTCACATCACAAAGAAAAAGTCGCGTCTTAAAGTCTACAACGGTAACACCGTTTTCCTTGGAGATAAGGATAATTTTGAATTTGAAATTCATAACCCAACCCAAAAATCAGTTCTCTGTAAAATCAAACTAAATGGTGAATACATCTCCACAGGTGGTGTCGTTATTCGACCAGGTCAGAGAGTGTTTTTAGAACGTTTCCTTGACACAAACAACAAGTTTGAGTTCAGTACCTACGAAGTAAAAGATACGTCGGCAAACAGGACGGCAATCGATTTAAATGGGGACGTAAGGATTGAGTTCTATAATGAACAAACATATACTCAATACCCTCATCTTTCGGGTGGTAATTGGGGTACTGGTTGGTCAGGTATCAATACAGGTTCACCGTACTATGGTGATATCAATACAGGTTCACCGTACTATGGTGATATCACATTTACAACATCAAGTTCGGCTCCAATGGCTTCGTACTATTCTAACACTTCATCCGTTAGTAATACCATTGAAACTGGAAGAGTTGAAAAAGGTGAAAAATCAAAACAAGAATTTACTAATTCGTATCAAAATTTTGAATATAATGCGTCTCGTCAAATTATTTTCAAGATATTACCATTGGGTATTAAAAATGCTACAACGGAAGATATTAAACACTACTGTACTGAATGTGGTACCAAGACAAAATCAAAATATAAGTTTTGTCCGTCTTGCGGAAATAAATTATAAATAAAAAGGAGTCCCGTGAGACTCCTTTTTTTATTTTAACGTTCTAAGTGATTTAGAAATAATTTCTGATTCAGTTAAAGAATACAAACCATTTCTGTATGCCATTTGAACTGCTCTAATTAACATAAATTTTGCTTGGTCTTCACTTAAATTATCAATCAAATTATCGATGTCTTCAGGTTTGTATATTGCGACTTCTTCAAATAGATGTAAAATTGGTTGCTTCTGTTGTTCCATAATCTGTTATCCGTATATTTATAGTATAAGTATATGAAAAAAAATAGAATAAGTGAAGCAACTGGAGCGGGAAATGCAGGAGCATTTAAAGTACCAATAGTTTTATCTCCACAACCGTGGAAAGAAAATCAAATTGCTCCATTTACAGATTCTGTATATAGCTACAATAATGCCGAATTAGCGTATGAAGAGGCTGATGGTGACTTTAAACAAACTCCTAAAGAAAGAGCCCGCATTGAAAGAAGAACCGATAAAATATCTAGAATAGATGCTTATCTTAAAAGTTTTTATACTGGTCAAAATGATGAGGATGGAAGTGTTCTTGGTGATGTTGAATCACCTGAAAAAATAATCCATCAAGTTGTTGGACCACTTAAAGAAGATTTAGCCGTTTGGTTTGGAACCAAGAAAAAACCAAAAGGTAGTAAACAACCTAGTGGTCCTTGGGTTAATATATGTAGAAAAAAAGAAGGAGGGGGACATCCACCATGTGGTAGACCTGAAGCAGATTCTAAAGGTTATCCTAAATGTAGAGCCGCAGGTGTTGCGTCTAAAATGACAGATGCTCAAAAAAAATCAGCATGTTCTCAAAAAAGAAGAGAAGAAAAAAAAGACCCTAAAATTGGTAAAGGTAACAAACCAACTATGGTATCATACAAACCTAAAAATGAATCGTTAAGAGAAAATATTATAACAATACTTAACGAATACAAAAATTCTATTTAATCGTATCCGTAATTATTGATTTAGTTACATTATCGGTATCCTTTTCACTTTGTGTTACAGGTAAACTTTTTGGAGTTACAGTGGTAACATTTTTAGGAGTGTTGTTAATTTTAACAGTAGGTTTGTCAATATATACTGTATCGTGAATAATTTCTTTTTCAGGTGTAACATCATCAATATAAATTTCAACTTTATCTTTAGTAAATTTAGGGGCTAAAAAATTAAATACGTTAACTACAATTAAGGATACTACCGACCCAATAATTAATAATATAATTAACCCCAAGTAGAATGTCGTCTTAAATGAATTATTTTTCTTCATTAGATATTCTGTAAAATGTTTTGTAATGAGTGTTTGATATTTGAAGTAATTTCTTTTTCAAATTCTTCTCTACGTTTTTCTACTTCAGTATCAAAGTAAAGTAGAACGTTATCCCACTCTTTTTGTTCTAAAAATACAGTGTAAGAATATACGTGGTTAATAACTTTAACAGTATGACCTTCAAGAATCACAAAGATTTGTAATTCTTCATTTCTAATATAACGTTTGTGTGAAATTGGTGTAAGTAAAAGTACCGTGTCTTCTTTTGAAATTAATTTTTTACAAATTGCAATGCAGTCTCTTTCGTATTCAGACTTCTCTATATGAGGAGTTGTCATTCGTACTAATGAGATATACCATTTTTGGACTAGTCGTCTTAGTTTGTGTAGATGTGAATTCATTTTTGTTGGATTAATATAACACAACAAAGATAATCGAAAAATTTGAATAAGAAAAACGTATTTAAAAAAATTAACAATACGCTCCTGAACATTGTTTCTTACCATCCAGTCCTTTGATTTTACCTTTACATACTTGAACGGCATAACCATTTGCATAAGCTGAAGGGTAAACTTTAAACTTTGATTTAGCTGCGGATTTACCTCTAGCACAAAGTGGAGTTCCTGTTTTTTTCCTACCTTCATTCATTTCTTCAAAATCAACATATTGTGATTCTTTATCCATTTCATTTTTTAAAAAATCAAATACTTGGTCCATATTTGTTTTTGCTTCTGAAATGTGGTCATCAGCCCAATCATGACCATTTTGAATAATATCATCAATCATGTTAGGGTCCATTTCCATAATCATTTCAATTTGTCTTTTCATTTGCTTTAAATTAGAAAAGAACATATAGTTCGTATTTTCAACTTCTTGTTCAGATAATACTCTTTTAACTAATCTTGTGATATCTGATTCTGATAATTTAACTGTTTTCATTATATTGTGGGATAATTTTGTTTTTTATTTACTATGTTAAAGGTTAATTGTTTCTTATAAGTATCTTTCTGACCTGAAGTATTAACTTGAATGTCAACATAATATTGGTTAGGGATTTTATCTCTCATGTCAAATATAAAGTAATATTCATTTGGTGTTCTGTTAATTTCAGTCCAATCCTGAACTAACACTTCAGTTGTACCCTCTCTAACATATACTCTATAAAGTGCCGAAATATTTTGTAATAAAACTTGACCAGTGTATGCTTTTTTAATTGTAACACCAACCTTTCTAATATCAGAATTTAATATTTTTTCATCTTGTAATATACCATAGAAATCAAATCCATATATCTCAGGTTCTTTTGATGTTGAACCAATTTGGATACCTGCACTATATTGTTGTAATGTAAATTGATTTGTAACATTTGGTAACGCTTGTCCATTAATTGTTAAACCTGACCATATATCATAATATTGGCATGGTGTTGGTGAACCTGAAAATCCATTAGGTACTATAACTTCATAGATTCCTTTAGTTCTTAAACACGTTGGTAATGTTGCCATACCTGTGACTGCGTCACCATTTCGGTCTTCAATCCTAACAACAGGGTCTGAATCTAAATTAACATAATCACCATTCTGATAAACATATAAATAAAGTTTGTTTTCCTGACTCTTTAAAAATAAATTTCTATTGTCTTCAACTAAATCATCATACGTTGTTTGAAGGAATGGTTGATAAAATGTTTGAGTGTTTTTAGAAAAGAATGCAACACTATAACTGTCTGTTAACCCTGTAATATTTTCTATTTGTGGTAGATATGCAATCCCCCAACCTGTAACTCCAGTTATTGTACCATTTAATATTCCGTTAATTTCATCGGACATGTCCATGTTAATGTTTTCATTTCCAAGTTCAAAATGTTGTCTTGCAACAATAGTTAAATCTGAGAAATTTACGGAACCTTCGTTTTTGTTATTATAAACACCTTGTTGAGACCATCCACTAAGTGTGGTTGTTTGGTACCAATTTGATGGTCTTGTTGAGAATGCTCTACTATCAACATAAGTAATTGGAGTAGAACCACCATATGGGCTATTTTGGTTAAGATTAGAATCACTATAATCAAAACCAACACCTTCATCCCAATTTTGTGGGTCTCCTGTGCTACCTGATGTTTTTGGTATTCTAAATAATATTAAATCAAATGAAGTTGCTCTTCTTCTTTCATTTGACATGAATGTGTTTAATAACTCATTATCAAATGACGACGTATTTGTCATACTAAGAACGTGAGTCATTCCTGTTGTACATCCTGTTGATATTACACCTGATGCAATATTTTCTCTTAATAGACCTAAATCTAAGTTAAACAGTAGTCTACTATAACCATAATTTGGAACAATAAAATCAGACGCACCAAAATTCAATTCGATAATTGGGTTTCTACCCGTATTAACATATGAATTTGATTGTATTGTGTTGTTCTTATCTACGTATGACCTTAAAATTGACATTATTTTTTATTTATAAATATCAATTAAGTCGAATATTGTTGTTAAGAATTTTTGTATATGCATTTTGAAGTTCAGTTAACATATCAGGAATGTTTGAACCATCTTGAGTTACCGATACTGGTGGTAATCCTGGATACGCGTGAGTGTGTGTAGTTAGGAATCTAACAATCATATTAATTAACTCTAATAACTCTTCACCTCTAACTAAACTTGATGTTTTTGGGGTTATTTCGTCAACAAATTGGTCTAACGAAATACCATATAATGTATTATCAAAATTAATATTACCTTTTCCAGGTATTGATGAGTTATGGGATAACAAGAATAAATAATCACTAGCTATTGCACCATAAGTTGTTGGGTCGGCATAATATGCTGCTTGAGGTACGTTTGTGGAAGTTGTGTTTAACGGAGTACCAACTTTATCCTTCGCATAGATTAAACCATAACCACCAACTCTAAGTGCTGGTTTTAATTTTATTTGGTTGTAAATATCGGTTACGTTTTTTATTGACGCATCTGAATTTGCAGTTGTACCTGAGGTAGGTACAGATGACTTCATAATTGAGTAAGTTAAATTATTTGGTCTATAAAAAATTGGAAACTTATTGTTAGAATCTGCAAATAATTGAATCCCTGATTTTGTAACATTAGAAGTATTACAAGTTTGAATAAAATTATTAATAAACGTTGCAGCCTCATTTTTAGATAACAAACTAAACGATTCCGAGGCAATTAACGATTTTAAATTTTCTTTGACAACCGTATCAACCGTTAGGTTTTTAGAATTTGTCGATAAATCAGGTTTTAGTTTATACAGATAAACCGTTCCCGCAAATTTTTCTTGAGTATTTTCAGGATTAGTTATAACCCATTCAATTAAATAATTAACTTGAACCACAACTTCATTAAGTTGAGTTATGATTTTATCAGGTTGTTTTTGTTTTCTTAATCCAAATCTTGATAGTTGTAAAAATCCTCTTTTAGGGTTACCTACTGGCGGGATATTTGGCTCAAGAGATGCTCCCCTAAATTTACCTGCCCTTAATAATACTTCATCTTGTTTTATAATTAAATCGGCACTACCACGGCCTAAAACACCATTATCACCTGGTTCAGGGAACACTCCTCTGTGAACCGCTTGGTCTGTAAAAGTACCATCTTGATTTTTTAATGGTTTTGGTGCGGTTAATTGACTACCTGTTCCTGTAAATTTATTTCCACCGACATAATATTCAAACTTTGTTGTTGTTGGACTTGAAAAAGTGCTTTGTATATAATATTGATTTAAAAATTTAAAATCTTTGTTAACATAAATTATCTGTGTTAATTCATCTATTAACGGAACTTGATACATAAAATACGGCATTAAAGGATTAAACACAAATGGGTCCCTTGCAGTCCATTTATCTTTTTCTTCATTCCATATTGGGTCATTAATACTTTTAATAATATCATTGTAGTTATCAATTAGTAACTTGGCCCTAATGCGGCCCAACATCATCGGGTCTACATTATCAATTACTTGAGCTTGAAAAAATATTGAATTATTTTCCATTGGTTCTTGATTGATATTCTTCTAATATTTTATTGTATAATTCTTCAACATTATCCAAATAAACGGTTAAATTTATTATGTTATTTTTAGTTAATTCAAAATCTGTGGTTAATTTATCCATATCATCAATTAACTTACTATTAGGGACATTTTTTATATCACCTAAATCTTTTAGTATTTCGTCAAATTCTTCTTTTTTCATATTATCGTTTTTTACCGTAAACACGGTAGATACCAGGTACTCCAGGGTCAATCATCGTACCTTCAACTTTACCGTTTTCTGCTTCTTCTTTATCTGCTCCTTTATGTGTCATTAAATTATATATACCCATTAGATTTGGTGAACCATCAGGTAAAGTTCCTGTCGGAATACCAACCGACTGTAATAATTCAATTGTATTAATTGTTGCTCTCTCAGGTGAAGTACCTGGTAAAAATTGTGTTAACAATAATAAGGGCATTGGAATGGAACCGTCTGACCTACCAAATATTGTTTTTAACAATAATAAAATATCAGTAATTAGTGATTTACATTTTCGATAGTCATCTACTAATTGAGCTAATATTAAAAGTATATTAACTAACCTTAATATTATTGCGTATTTTTTTAATCTTGCAGACCTTGAAATATCCGCAATTACTGAAGTAACTAAATTTAAAATATCTTTTTTTAAGATATCATACAAAGTTTTTATAAAAATCGCACCTATTTTTGAAACGACTTGAATGTTAAAACTTTTAAAAACTTTTAAAAAATCTACGCCGTTATTTATTACATTATTAACTCCACCAAGAGTTGTATTACCTGATTGTACAAATGTATTTCCTGATGTTACCGCTGTATTATACGTATTCGTTGCTTGGCTTTCAACTACTTGAATTAAAGTCATGATTGGAAATAAAACTTTTGGACTAAGTACTGCTGACGCAACTGCTAAAGGAATTTGTTTTATATATTCTTTATTAACTGCTAATTCTAAATTAAAGTTTGTTGGTAAAAATGCTTGCCAATCAGGATTTTGAAATAGAGTATCTAAAATATTACTAATACTGTTTACTTGTTGTTCAGGTGTTTGGTCGTCAACAGTATCTCTAAATTTAATCAACTCATCAATTAATGTCTCATAATCAACAGGTAATTTAACATTCTCACAATCTTCAAATTCCATAACACCATTTTGAATATTAGATATTCTAATTTCAATATTTCTTAAATCAACTTCAGTTAATTCAAAAAATGAATCATCAACACCATCTAATTCGGCAACTTTTGAAACACCACTAACATCAATTTCTCTTCTACTATCAAAACAAAGACCTAATATTCTTTGAATAATTAAAGAAAACTGTGTTCCTTTTTCTATTTCTTGTGCACTTAAATTGGAATTAATACTAATAGCTCCCGAAATAACATTTAAAAGTATTTCTACAAAATTAACTTTATCTATTAATCTAATTGTTGAATAATAATCATTTAAAAATTCACCAACTTTATTAAGAGTTTTTCCTGGAGATGTAACACCAGATACTGTTAAAGTATTTGTTGGTTTATTAATTAACGCAACTCTGTAACAAGGTTGATTAACACCAAATTGGTTTGTTGGACTATATACGAAATCAAATAAGTCTAAATTTGAGGTTCCTTTGTAATATTTACCAAACTCCTGCTGATATGACCTAGTTAAATTTGAATTCTCCATTCTAAGATTTAATGTCTTATTCATTGGGAATGGAAGAGGTCCTGAGTAAGGTTTGAACACCCCTGAAGTTGCATTTGGGTTATTTTTTTCAAATGAAATTTTACCTAATTTACTATCAACAGGATTTTTTAGTAAATTAGCCAAATCTAAAGATTGTACTGGTACATATATACCTTCACCAGCGGGAAGTGTTGTTAATGGATTTAATTGTAAATTTGACGAATCAAATCCATTAAATGATTGTTCTTGAGAACAACCCAAAGCTTTTAACGCTTCTTCACTAATAATTTTTTGAATTTGAGGTTCTATTTTTACAACAACTTCTAAAAGTTTTCTTTTCAAATAAACAACAGAACTTAATCCACTACCATTTGTAATATTAATTAATTCTAAAAGTTGGTCAAAAGAAGTTGGTTGGTTTCTTAAATATCTTTTTTGTTGATTTGATATTTTATCTAAAGATGTATTTAAACTTGCGGTAGATTGTGCAAATGAATTTCCTGCAGAACGTTTTAATTGTTTTTCTCCCGCCGAAATTTCTTTATAAGTTTTGATTGAATTTATTTGGCTTTTTGCACTATCAAAACTCTGATTTAAATCTGCCATTATTATTACTTCATTTTATAAGTTTCCTCATCATTAGAAACATCCTTATCAATTAAATTTTGAATAAGGTCATCATCTAAATCTGCAAGAGAAAACGATTCGTTATTATTGTTATTAGATTTTTCCCAAATACTTGATTGTAATTTAGATAGGCTAATTTTTTTCTCAACGCAATCATTAACAATTTTTTGTTGTTTCTCAATTACTGGACCAATAGTCATCATATCATTAGGGTCTTTCAACATTGAAAGCATTTTATTTTGAATCCTAATTGCAGTTTGTCTTTGCTCTACAAGTTCATTATAAATTTCTTGCATTAAAGATAGGATTGAATCTTTACTAAAATTAATTTCTTTACGTTGTGGTCTAGGCATATCAATAAATACTTTTTAATCAGTTTTCATTTTAGATTGAATAAAAATGTATAATTTTTTAAATCTTTTCATTGAACTGCGTATTTCTTTTGTACTTAAATTTGTCATTTCTCTTAAAGACAAAAGAATTACATTTTTATTAAATTTATTATTATCCGCACCTGAGAAGATTGATTCGTAATTATCAAATAAATCTATAAGTGCGTAACCTAATTTTCTTTCATTATCATTTAGATTCTCCCCCTCAATAAAATCCTTTAATTCTTTTAGATATTCTGTAATTATAATACTAGTGTCAACTATGTCGTCATCAATACGATACATCATATCAGGTCTTTCCTCAATACTTTCTGACATATCCTCATAAGAAACTTTTCTATTAGTTTCTTTTTGGTCTTTTATTATTTGACCCATTAAGTAATTTTTACAAATGGTTCCAAAATAAGAATATGCTTTTTTTTCCTTTGAAGGTTTAAATTTGTCAACCTTGGTCATTAAGAATGAATGAGTATCACAATGGATTTCAGTAAAATCCATATCTTTACGATATAACTTATATCGTCTAATAATAGATGATATCATCTTATCTAAAGGACCTCTTAAGAATTCGTTATATATTTTGTTCTTCTCTTCTGAAGTTTCTGCTAATAAAAAATTTCTTACTGCGGTCTCTTCTCTAACATCAAAATAATTTATATTTACCGTTTTCCTACCCCTTTTTTTAGATGAAACATCTTCTGTTGTTGCAGATAGAGTTTCTTGCATTATCCATTTTCTGATTGATATTTTATGACCCTATCGTCAATAAAGAAAAATTCTTTTTTTGCAGTTTGAACCCAAAATTTAACTTCGTCTTCTAACATTTTGTTTTCACCAAACTTATAATTCCAAAAAATTGAACCTTCCCTCATATTAGTGTGTTTATACCCAAGTTTAGGTATTGTCATAATTGATACAGAATTGTAGGTTAATCTTAATAAAAACTCATAAACAAACGTTAGCTTAATTGAAGGTTTAAAACCTCCAAAGTCTTCAATAACTTGTTTTTTAATAACCGCACCCGCTGTTTGGAAATTTTGATAGTCTTGTAAAGTCTCGTTAGTTAGGAAACCCATTTCTTGACTAAAGTTTGCCGCAAAGGTTGCTTCATTGGTAAACCCAGCAAATAAACCTTTTTCGTCCGTTTCAACAACCACTGGTAAAAAAACTTGAGTTTCAGGATATGAGTCAATGTATTTTTTAACATTTTTAAACCAAATTGACGAGTATTCGTCATCAAATTCAAATAATGAAACCCAAATACCTTTTGCGTTTTTAACCCCAAAATTAACTTGTTCTGCATAACTAGGTTCTTTATCCCATAATAATTTTATAACATTTATATCTCCAAAATCATAGTCATTTAAATAGTTAACTAATGATTCTTCAGATGTGTGTACAATTATTAACTCTTCAATATCAACAGTTTGTGTTTTAATTGAGGTTATTGCCTTTTCAAAATAGTCATTAAAATCTCTAGATTTTGATGATTTGATAGGTAGTATGATTGATAGTGATAATTTTTCGTTCATATTATTCTTCTGTTTTAGATATTTGTTGTTCGAATGATTCTGCCCTTACTGTTAAGTAATTTTCAAACAATGAAACTACAGTAGAGTCAAATTCTTGTTTATTAGTATAGTTTTCAACCGTTTTTTTCATGTTTTCATAAAGTTCAGCCTTGATGTTATCTTCTAACCAATTTTGAATATAGTCAGCAATAAAATCACAAATCATTGTTTTGTTTGTTAACCAAACACCATTATCATCATTCATCCATTCAGGTTGAATATTTGGAGTTTTACCAATAACAGGTACTCCTGATGCCATAGATTCTAATGGGAAGGTACCAAAACCACTCTCGTCATCAATCCAAACACTAACAAAACAATCTCTTAATGAGTTCGCAAATTCTTTTTCTGAAAGTCCTCTTAAGTCTCTAAATGTAAACCATCTATATTGTGGGAACTTTAAATAAAAAGTCTTAATAATGTTAATAGTATCTTCTTGATTTTTAGTGTGAACACCAATGATAGGCATTGGAGGTAAATTTTTTGGATAAAAATTATCAGTGATTAAAGGTTTAATAATATCAAAACTAGATTGTCTCATAACAGTTTCAATATATTCTTGTTGTTTTCTTGTCGTAGTCAAACATTTAAGAAATCCGTATTGAGCCCAATTTTGACCAGGTTGTAGAGTTTCTACAATATGATTATAGTTTTGAGTTAAAACAACTTTACCACAAGGTAAATTTTTAATCTGTTCCATAACATACCCAAATATTTCAGGCACAATAATAAAATCTTCAGGAGCAATTTCTAAATTTTGACCTTCAATTGCTCTATGAGGAATTGACATGTACTCTTCATCTAACCAAGCAACAACACCAGCATATTCTTTTTTCTCGTGAAGAATTATAGGATTAAATCCTGCATCCAATAGCGACTTTGCCATTTGATAAATTAATCTAACAGAAGCCCTTGCATTACCTTTGGTATCTTGAATAAGAAAATAAATTCTTGATTTCTTATCTTTTAGGTTCTGAATCGATAGTTTTACTTTTTCGTTTAACGATGTATCCATATTAATAGTGATTTATAAGTTTTTTATTTAATAAGCTGTTAAAGGCTAGTCTAAATGGTATACTTGTATTTGTACTTGATTTCATCCCTAACTGCTCATCAATGTCTTCATGTTCAGTTAAAACGGTATCCATCAACATTTTTACCATTTCAAATTTTATGATGTTAATCCTTGTTTCTGTGTTACCTGAAGTGGAATCTTCAGGATATTGGTCAGACATGTCCAAATATTCTTCAACCCTGTCTAAATCAATATAGTAGTTTTCTCCTAATACTTTAATCATATAGCTGTTTTATTTTTGTTTGTAATTCTTTTAATTTTGTTATTGAATTTTCAACTTCAATGTCTTGGTTATATGATGTTTCATATTTAATAACAGTTTTTCCTTTTGGATAATTTAATAATAAGTTAGGATTTGCTGTAAGTAAAATGTCTATTGAATCCCACATTGAATTAATTGTTGGTTCACTATAAAATTTAACCATTTCAACAAGACAACCAAATTTTGAAATAAAAAATAGAGATGCTGGTTTTGATTTACCAATTTCATCGGAAACAATTATAATATCATGATTGTCTCTCATATCTAAATAAAAGTCGTTGAAATCCATCATACTTGATACCTCAACTGAACCTGCATGACCAAAGATTTCCATGGTATGTTCTTTGTATAAAAAATTATACAGTTCATCTTCGTCTTTAAATTTCAAGTGTTTACCAATATCTAAACTACTCAAATCAGAAATTACCTGATATTCAGATTTTTCCTCGTCTTCTTTGAATGGATTATCCAAATACCATTTTTCATACTCTTGTTGTATTTTTTTTAAAGTATCTCGTAAAACACCATTTAATTCTATCGCAATTCTCATTCTGTTTCGTTATCGTATTTTTGTAATATTTTACTAATTAAAGGATTTCTAACAATATCGTTTTTATCTTTAAATTCAAATGTAGAAATATATTTGTCGTCTCTAAACTTTTCAATTGCATCCCATAATCCACTATGAGTCTTATTTTTGTATCTATCTGATTGTTCAACATCACCAGATATAAAAAATTTACTATTGAACCCTATTCTTGTTAATAATAATTTCATTTGACTTGGTGTTGCATTTTGTCCCTCTTCAAAAATTAAAATTGAGTTATCAATATTCATACCTCTCATAAACGCCAATGCAAATACTTCAACAATCTCAAGTTCTTTTAATTTTTCTCTGATTTCTTTTCCTATAATTTTATTTAATAAATAATAAGATGGAAAAATATAAGGGTCTAGTTTTTCTTCAACATTACCAGGTAAACTTCCTAATTTTTCTTCAGCCTCAACCGCTGGTCTTACAATGATTATTTTTTCGTAAGGTGTTGTTGGGTCCGAAAGTAAATCAATTGCAGCTTTCATAGTAATATAACTTTTACCTACCCCTGCTGGACCTGAACATATTGTTACTTCACTTGAGGTTAATGTATCGTAGTATCTTTTTTGTGTTTGAGTTAGAAATTTTTCTTTGGTTTTCTTTTTTAATATTGAACAGATTACTTCTTTTCTTGTTTTATTGTGACCTTCTTCTACTGAAGGGGTCGGAACTGGTGATTTTTTCTGTCTTGTGTTTGCCATCTATTTTTTATTTTTAGTTTAACGATAATTTACGTAATCTTTTTGTTCTCTAACTTCAGAATTAGTTAACTCATTAATTTTATTTTTTAATGAAAACCTCTCATCATTAGTGTGGTATACTTGTCTTGCTAATTCAATAAAAGTAGTATTAAAATCTTTGGTTGATTCAATAACTCTTAATTCATCTTCAATTTCCCATAATTTTAAATTAACCTCAACTAATTGATGATACAGTTTTGAAATGTTTTCATTGTTCAAATAATATGATGACATATTATATAGTAACTCAAATTCTTTACTGATAAATTCTAATTTTTCAGTATTAGATATTTTATTTTTCTTTATATGTAAAATTGATAGTTTATCAATTAATTCTCCAACGCTAACAGGAATTTGTATCATTATTTATTATTTGTGTAATAGTTTATCCAATATTCTATCATTTCATCCAACATGGTTTCAAATGTATATTCTGGGGTCCAATCTAATTTTGTTCTAATTTTTGTTGAATCACCCTTTAAATATTTTAATTCTTCAGGTCTTAAAAATTTTAAATTTTGGCTAACATATTGGTTATAATCTAATTCAAGTTTACCAAAAACATATTCAACCATTTCTCTAACTGAATGAGTTTGCATTGTTGATACAACAAAATCATCAGGAGATTCATTATTAATAATTAAATGCATTGCTCGAACATAATCTTTAGAATGACCCCAATCTCTGTAAGAATCCATATTACCTAATTCAAGTTTATTTTCAAGACCTAACTTAATTCTAACAGCGGTTTTAACCACTTTGTTGGTTACAAAGTTTGAACCTCTTCTTGGTGATTCATGATTAAATAGAATACCATTACAAGCGTGTAAATTATATGCGTTTCTATAGTTTTTAACTATATTGTACGCAAATACTTTAGAACAACCATAGGGACTAACAGGAGTCATTCTTGTTGTTTCTCTTTGGAATCCATCTTCATCTACAGAATTACCAAACATTTCTGATGAACTTGCTTGGTAGAATTTTGCGGTTGGGCAAGTTCTTCTATATGCTTCTAAAATATTAAGAACCCCTAACGCGTTTGTTTGAACTGTAAATTGTGGTATTTCATAACTAACTCGAACATGACTTTGTGCTGCAAGATTATAAATTTCATCAGGTTGTATTTCGCTTAATAGTCTTTCTAAACTACCTTGGTCTAATAAATCACCATAATTTATTTTTAATTTTTCTCTAATCTCGTCTGAGAATCTATTTTGTTGATTTTCTGATACTGAATTTCTTCTTACAATACCATGTACTTCATAACCTAAGCTTAGTAGGTATTCCGCTAAATAAGAACCATCTTGTCCGTTAATTCCTGTTATAAACGCTTTTTTCATATTTTTTTAAAAATTTTCATTTGTGTTAAGTCGGGCCAATCAGTTACTACCCATTTTCTTGGATTTGTATTAATGGCGTTTTCTAATTTATTTAATCCCATTTGTGCGGTTTCAGGTGTCATGTAATAATGGTATCCAACACAATCAATGTCTTGGTCTCTCCAAGGTATGTTTGGTAGTCTTCCATCATATGACATTTTCTTTAAGTTAATGTAGTCATTTTCATTATCAAGTAAAATTATACCACCTCGACCTAAAGATAAATGTTTTTGATACTGGAAACTAACACACATAAATGTATTTGATATGTAACTATCTTTTTTCCAAAGAACCGCGGCATCTATAATCCTTTTATTATTATAATTTACCGTATAATAATCTTCCCATTCTTCGTCTCTCCATTCTCTCTCAATCCCAAGTTTTTCGGCCAAAAATGGAACTGATAAGTAAGTTCTTTTCGGTACATTTATTTTTGTTTCTTTGGTATACCTTAAACATAATTCAATTCCATGGGTACAACTATCCACGGCAATTGCATAAGGAGAACCAAAAAACTTGGCAATTTTTTCTTCAAATTCCGTCACCACATTAAAATTCATAACTTAATTTTTTCATTTCTTTTAGTTTATATTAATGTATATTACATTAAAAAGTTTTTACAAATGTAGTCCTCAGCTAATAATAAATCCATAGATAATCTAAGGTTTTCTCTGACCGCATCTAATTTTGAAACATATAAATCAAAACTTAAATCTTCAATTTTAAAATCGTCTGTTAATGTTATTATACCATCGGGATTAAAATAATCACTTATATTTTTAATACCATAATAAATTGGAATTGTTCCTGTCATAAAACAATCAGTTATTTTTTCTGTAAACATATTTGGATATGTTGCATTTTCCAAAGCAAAAGAAAAACAATAATCTTTTAACCCATCTTCTTTGTTTTTAATTTCGTTAAAACCCACACCAAAATGGTCACATTTACTTGAAAATTTTTTAATCACTTTTTGTCGATATATATGTTCTATACACATACGTTTATTTGAGGCAATCATTGAAATTAATTTATTTTTTGGATAAATCTCTCCGTGTGTTAAAAATGACTTTCCACTACATTGGGTTAAAACAAAAATATCTGATGTCGATGCTAACTCAACATCGTGAGTAAAAACTGAGATATATCTAGATTTTAAAATTTCTATATTATTTGCACACCATTTATATATTTCATTAATTATTGTTTTGGATTCACATAACCATGCGTAGTTTTTTGTTGTTGGATTTACTTCACATAAGATAGCACCATCAATATAAATTGATGTTGGAGCAGTACGGGGTCCTTTAACCCATTCTATATACTTTGGGGTTATACCATTTGTGGATATTGAATGCTGAAATCCTCCACCAATCATATTAACTTTAACTTTGTTCATAACCACAGTATCCTAATTTTTTTGCATTTTCTATTATTTTAGCTCCGTCAATTTTTTTTACTAAAATTGCTGGGTTACCTTTATAAACTCCCCATTCTTCTGTATCTCCCATCAATAGGCTACCTGCAGATAATAAAACCCCTTTTCTAAGTATTGAGCCAGGAAGTACTATCGAATTTGTTCCAATGTTTGAAAATTCTTCCATAATAACAGGTTTAATAATCTGAGTTCCTTTTAATTCTTTTGGTATCATGGCGCCAAATAATCCGCTATCATCAAACCTATCGGAGCCGCATATAATTTTAGCCCCAGCCATAATATTATTAAAACCTTTTGAAATGAAATCACTTTCTTTACCACCAATTATTGTAACATAAGGACCTATATGAACGTAATCTCCAATTGTAAGATTAGTAGTACAATAGAATCCTTTATCAATTGCAACATGATTTCCAACAGATGTAGATTCATTTTGTTTTATTACAATATCACTATCTAAAATAACATCAATTCCTAATACCATAACTTATTTTTTTTTCCAAGATTCCCAAACAAATGGATAATCAAAATTTATTTCAAATCTATTTTTAATTAATCCTTCACGTATGTTATTTCTTCTGATAATATCATTTTCAACACCTAAATGAAACTGTACTTGTATATTTTTAAATTTATTTATATCACCAGTTTCCAACATGTGTTCTAAAAGTGAATATTCGTCCCCTTCAATGTTTATTTGAACTAAATCAATTTCACTTAACCCCCAATTTTTTAATATTGTTTCAACAGTATTAAATTTTATATCAATTGATTTATTACTACTTATATTTGATGATGTGGCATCACCCGACATAAAAATCATACCTTCTTTATTTTCAATACCAACACCAACATTCATTAGTCGAACTTTAGAATTATTGGCAAACTTTGTAACCATTTGATTATAGAATTCTGGTACTGGTTCTAATACGTAGACATTTGGATTATACTTATTAATCATTTGTTGTGCCCAAACACCAGCATATCCACCAAAATCCATTATAACTGAATCTTCATTTAAATCGTATGTTACGTTGTGTGTATTATCACCATTCGCTGCAAACCATTTACTAATTTCAACACTATTTAAACTTGGCATAAACTATATAAATTTTTTATCTAAAGATTGTCCTTCATATGGGCCAGTTTTGTATTCATAAACTAATGTATCGTTTTCTAAAATGGTGTATGTATGACCACCCTCAAGAGTAAATGATGCGTCACCAGGTTGTAGAACAGGTTCTGCAATAATTTGGTCATCAATGTCATAGAACGTACACTTAACCGAACCCGCAATTACAATCCAACTTTCCTGAGCAATAACATTTCTTGTTCTTTCTTTCCAAATATGTCTGTGTGGTTTAAATGTTTTACCTTCATCCATATTAAGAAGAGCACATTGTATAAAATTATTTTCAGGGACAACTTCAATTCTACCTTTAATTAAATCTTCCTTTCTAACAATAACATGGAGTAATTTGTTAGGGTCTACTTTTGAGTATATATTTTCCATGAATAAAATTTACAAAAAAAAATTATTAAAGAAATAGAATTATAACCTTATGACTTCTTCTATTGTTTTAGAAAAACATAAAGACGCGTTTGATAAATTACTTGTTCTACAAATTAATTTAGAACATTTTGATAATAAAATCATCTCTAAAAAAGATTCAATCCAAAAATCAGGGTTTGACAAATTATCAACTTGTAATTGATATGAGTTGTCGTCTTCTTTATCTACCCTAATCATATTAGGTACAAAAAAAATTTTATCACCGTAAATTAACTCCAATTTTTTTAAAGATTCATTGTTGTCAGACGCGACAAATATTTTACTTTCAGGTGTTAATATTTTATCTAGTTTATTTGTAAAATTTTCAAAGTTATATTTACCATAATTTTCGGCGTGCATAATATTCATATCACATAATCTGATATGAACACCAATAGTATTGGAATCAAAAACAAATTTTTGAGTATATAATTCAATTAAATCATTTAATTTTTTTGTGAAAATTATTTTTTCACACATTGATTTAAATGTTATAATCCTGATAGAAGACTCAATTCTATTTTTTTTATCAAAAGTTTCATAATTTGAGCACTCTGTGATTTCTACATTTGGCATTTGTTCTTGTTGTATACAATAATCAATCATATTCTCATTAATGTTGAACATTGTATCAATAACATCTAAATAAGTGTTTTCAACAATTAAATTTTCTTGTTGGGTGTACTGAATTAATCTCATAAATTTTGAAAAAATTCCTCCTCCGATAACATTTAATCGTGTTTCCATAGTTATATTTTAATCCAATTATTAGGTATAATGTCGTCAGTTTTTAACGACTGTAAAGACGGACCAAACCAATTCTTAGGTCCAATTACCACTTTGTTTTGATTTTGGTTTAACCACGCTCCCCACCAAGAAAAACTTGAGTTCGATGTAATATTATTTGAACACATTGACATTAGATAAATCTCAATATAATCTTTTTCATTTTCAATAAAAATAAACTTGTCTCCCTTAAAATTTTCTTTACACCATTCAATATCATCACTGAAAATAAGATATTTGTCCGTGTTGGAATCAACAATACTGATTGCATCATTAAAGTAATTTATATCTTGAACAAAGTGATAACTACTGTTTCTAATATAATCTCCTCGCCTTACATGAATTGATGTTGTTCTTTCAGAGAATAAATTAGAATATTTTGTTTCAATATAAGTTTTAATTTTTTCATCAGGTAAAAATAATTCTAAAATTTCTTTTTCATGATTTTTAAAATATTTCTCTGATTGAAAAAACCCATCAATTATAATGTCTGATATTGGTAATGTAATATCTTCAAAATGAAACGGATAATTAATTGTTTTAACAGGTAAAAAAGATTGAGTCGTCTTAGCACCTTTTAAAAAGGGTAATTCCAAATATTCAGAACAATAGTTAACATTTGGATTGTATGTATTTTCAATACTCAAATAATTTATGTGATTATTTAAATTTGGAAAAGAATAATCTGTTTTTTTTGACAATGAAATTGACTTGGTTGTGGCAATTTGGAACATCATATTACCTAATCCGCCCTTTAAATTTAAATAAATCATAGGGGTTTATATTCTGGTTTACGCCTAATTATATTCACTATTAAATTGACCATTGGCATATTGACTTTATGGTCATTCAATGGATTAGTTTCATTATAAATGTAGGTTGTTTCTGAGATGTGTTTATAATGATTTTTACCTGACATTTCAAACATTGGAAACATAAAAGATAGGTCTCCCGCAACACTCCAATAATTTCCTTCAGAATCTTTTAGGTCTTCTTCTTTAATTTTTTTCCATAACCAAGATTTCCAAGTTCTCATATGAGATAATGTAAAATTTTGATTCCTAATATTATTGAAGTTTGCAGGCGGTACTGAAAATCCTTGAGCCCCGTTACTGTATTTAAATGAACCACTTGTCATCCAAACATTATCATCTTCATAAGTTTTACTAACTAACCCTAAAACACTTGAGTTTGGTAACCAATCGTCACCATCAATTTCAACACAAATTTCTTCATCAGGAATATCCATACCTCTGATTATTTGGTCGTAATTACCTGGTTGAAACATCTTTTTTTTATTCTCAATAAGAATAAATCTGTTGTCCCCTTGAATTGTTTTTTTAATAATATCGACAGTATTGTCTGTAGATAAGTCGTCAGTAATGTAACATTTAAAGTCTTTAAATCTTTGACCCATTATACTTAACAAAGATTTTTCAATAAATTTTTCGCAATTATATGATGTGGTTAATATTATCATCTTTATAGTTTTATTTTATATCCGTCAGGGTTAGAACCAACTTTAAAAAATTTAAGTCGGTTGTTATATGATTCGCTCAAAGAATTTAACTTTTTAGATATTTCATCATATTCAATTACGTTTAAATAATAACCTTCGTTTAATAGGTCAATACATAATTGAAATTGTTGCGATTCATCTAAAATATTTGTACCTTTTTTATATGTTATATGTTCCATAACAAATGGTATTTCTTTATTTGGATTTTGTTGTATAAAAAAATTCTTAAGAAATGATGAATGTTCTTTATTGATAATATCAGTATACAGAGGTAAGTTAGATTCAATTCCAAGATTTTTAGTAAAAAAACCTAATGCTCTATTATCATTAGGTAGTGAAGGTCCACCATATCCGAACCCATATTTTAATGATTTTTTCCCAACTCTTGAATCACCGCCAATTGTTGTTAAAACCATATCAATTTCACTTTGAAGACCTAATTTTAACATAATATCCCCAATCATATTTGCATATGTGATTTTAGTTGCAACAAAACTATTAATTGCCAATTTAGTTAATTCTGCAGCTTTAATTGACATGTTATAAACATTAACAGGAACTTTTAAAACTTTGTTATAAATTTTAATTAATTCGTTACTTAATTCTTGATATTCGGTACCAATTAAAATAATGTCAGAAGATTCAATACCACATATTATATTACCGTTTGGTGAGTTTATAGGGTTATATGCAACTTGTATATTAAACATGTTTAACCTTTCTTGTATTTGAGATACGTCCCCAACATTTGTTGTACTACCAACTACAAATTTTTTTTCATACAACGGAATTTCTAATGAAGATGCACTATAAAAATCGGCAACAACTTCAAAAACTTTTCTTGTATCATAATCTCCATCTATATTAATTGGTGTATTAACATAAGTAAAAATTATGTCCGAGTTTTTAATAACTTCTAACGTATTTGTTGTTGCACTAAATTGTTTAACATCAAATAACATGGACTGAATCATTGGTTCATTTGTTGTACAAATTTTTTGATTAAGGTTATAAACATAATCTTTGTTTTCATCGTAAATTATAACTTCATAACCGTTTTTTTCACACAATAACCCAAATGAAAGTCCTACTTTATCACCACCAATAATACCTATTATCATAAAATTTTTAAATATTCATCTTTTATTTGTTGAGCAACTTTTAAAGTGTGGTATTTTTCAATGTCAGATGGTGGGTCAAATTTTTCTTTTGATAAAATAAATCCACCCTTATCTACTTTGTAAATCCAACTTGATTTTCCACACATCCAACTTTCAATTGTTGTTCTACCTAATTGAATTCCTGCGGTTTCGTACGACTTTAAAATAAAGTCTTCAATTTTCCAAGTTGATGGGAAATGTTTAACGTGGTCTTCCAACAAAACATTTTCCAAATAATTCCCATTGTTTTCACCAACTAACCAAAGTTCTTTTCCAAGTTCTCTGGTATATTCAATTAAATCTAAGATTGTTTCTTTTCTCAAATAATCTATTGTACCAACAAACAAAACATAATTTTCTTCAGATACTTTTTTAGATTGGAACTTTTCATTATCAACAGGATTATAAATTACCTCAATCATTTCTTCAGGTATGTCAAAATTGTTAATCATGTGTTCCTTAATTTCAGGACGAATTGCAATGTATTTTTTAATTGTTGGGTCAACAACAGGGTCTTCTAATGAAATAACTTCTGAGTGAATTGCGCTTATTTTAGGTAATTCAGGATACATGTTAAGTATTTTTTCAGCGACAGGTTTATGTTGGAAATGAATAATGTCATAGTCCACATCTGAAATTCTATATAATGCGTTTGGGGTTGAGGGTTTAAATCCTTCAGGTGTATTCATACCCCATTGTCCGTCACCAAGTTTAAAACCTGGTGCGTTTTCAAATGAAACACATTTAATTCCAAGTTTCTTTGCCATATCGGTTACTGGACCACCAATTTGTGATAATACGGTAACACTACAGTTTAACTTAATTAAACTCTTGGCTAATTCAAAAACATACAATTCTGAACCCGTAAAGTTTCTAAATGAAATACAAGACAATAAAACTTTTAATTTTTTATTAGGGTCGAATGGAATTTTAACTGGTAAATGTTCACTATATTTTTGAGCGAATAAATTTTTATTTTCCTCCCATTGTTCGTTGGTTTGTCCAATAGATTTGTGAGTAATTCTAATGTTTGAAATAACACCAACCTTAACACCTTCTATTTGATTTTTAAAACAAAAACCAATATCATAAAAATGAAAACCTTTAAACTCTTCATCAAAATTATGTTTAATTCTTGACTTACTTAAACCAATAAAAACACCGTCAACAATAACGGTTTCTCCTATTGATTTACCTAAATCTTCAGAGTATTTTGATGTCCATTTTTTTCCACCACTTTCATGATTTACAATGCCAATCATTTTTCTTCGTGTTTCCCACCATTGACCTGACGCTGGCATTTCAGTTGTTCCCGCAACTCCTAAAATACCATAATCGGTATTTTCAAAATGAGTTTTTAATTTGTAATACCAACTTGTTGTATCAAAGTAAATGTCATCATGGCATAACACAACTATGTCGGTTTTTGACTCTTCAAGTATTTCATTATAAACTTGAGAAAGGGATTTTTCCCCATTATTAATTTTTTCAATCACCTCAATTTTTTTATTCCCTGAACTTTTTTTCAAGTATTCAATAAATTTTGGGTTATGTTCTCTTGTTGAATATCCTATTGTTATCATTTAAAAACTTCTATTTTGTGTTCTTTTTTAATTAATTCACTCCACCTACCATCGTATCTTGTTGCTCTAACAATATGATTATCAATCCAATGGTAATTGCCACCACGAGGTTTGTTCATTAATAATCCATGGTACTTATACCCCATTTTTTTCAACCAAGTTTCGGTTATATTTCTATGTTCTTCAACTCTTGAAGTGAAAAAAGTAATTATGTGACCCTTATTAAACCAAGAGTTAACCATTTCTACTGACCCATCATATGGTAATGATGTTTCCATCCTCCAAGGTTCTTCATTTGGAATATCATCAGTGATTGTTCCATCAATGTCAATTAAATAATTTTTGACACCATCAGGTAATACGGGGCTAATATTATTTTCCATTATATTCCTGTACTACCAAAACCGTTGTTACCTCTATCTTTATCCTCAACTTGACCAACTTGTTCAATGCTAACATATTTACCTTGAACTACGGGGCATAAAACACCTTGACCCACTTTCATTCCTTTTGGAATTGTTACTGTTGTGTTGTTGGTGTTAAAAACAATAACTTGTATTTCGCCAGTATATCCTTGGTCTACTGTTCCTGGAGTGTTAAGAACCGTCAACCCTTGTTTAATCGCTAAACCACTTTTTGGTCTAACTTGTATTTCATAACCTTCTTCAAAAGAAACTTTTAGACCTGTTGGAATTAAGGCTCTACCAAATGGCCCAATAATAACCTCTTCAGTTGCATGTAAGTCAAAACCTGAATCTGAAGGATATGCGTATTTTGGAAGAACCGCGTCTTCATGTACTAATTCAACTTTAATTGCTCTTAATTTAGCAATATTGTTAATTTCTTTTTCCATATCTTCAAATGAAAGACCTAACATGTCTTCTAATTCTTTTTGATATTCTTCATCAGGTTCAATTCCTAACTCAGATTGAATTTTTTGAAATTGTTTTTCAATCTCTTCTCTAATTTTTGGGTCAAAATGACCAAGATTTCCTAAGTCTACCATTATTTTAATTCGTTTAATTTTTTTATTACATCAATTAATACTGACACATCTTTTTCACAATATTTTACAATACCTTCAATATCTTTTTTAATCCAAAAAGCATCGTGAACTTTATTACCTGTAATTTCCATTGTTTTAGATGATTCAACACCTAAACAAACACACATAAGTTCTAACGAAGCAATTGAACCATACCCACCATATTGCCATACCTCTTTGGTATCCAAAGCTTTAATTTCCCATGGTTTTGTGTCGTGACCTGGTAAAATTTTAGGCGGCATAATACCATTCATAATCATTCTTTTTGCCATCATTGGAATGTCAAACCCTTTCACATTGTGTCCACATAAATGAAACCCAAGTTCACCAACTCTATATAATAGTTTTTGAGTGTCTTGTAATAGTTTTTTTTCATCAGGGTCACTAAATGATTGCATTTTGACTTCGCCCTTATCTGTAACGAACGCAACACTGATACATGCAATTCTTGCAAACTCAGGAACCAATGCCGCTCTATTAACAAACATATCGCCAACAGGTTTGTCGGCGTCTTCAGGAAATCTTTTTTGAAACCAATCATGGTAATTTTGAAATTGAAAGGCCAATTCAGGCCTGTTTTTTTCAAGAGATTTCCAATCAGGTTGAATACCTACGGTTTCAATGTCTAAGAATAATAATTTTGTAATTGGTGTGTTTATCATTTGATTATTGATTTATAAAATTGTGCTCTGTCTTTTGTTACGTTATTTAAATCATATTTGTCTTTAACTGTTTCATATAATCTTTCACCCATATCTTTCGCCATATTTGGGTTTTTAATTAATTTTTCAATGTATTTAGACCAATCAGAATGGTTTCTTCTTTCATCCACTAACATTGCATTTCCATCAACATATTCACCATTTTTTAAACAATGTTTTAAATCAATAGTGTAAGGTCCAATATTAGATGCAATAATAGCTTTTTTATAGAAACCCGCCTCAATGACTTTTAATTGTGATTTAACTCTATTAAAAATATGGTCTTTAATTGGTGCCAAAGATACGTCAAATTTTGAATAATTTTTAGCATAAGATGTAACAGGTTTTGTCCACACTCGTAAATAAGGTTCATTCATTTCGTTTGGAAATGATTCTTGAGTGTAATTTAATAAGAATTTTTTATAATCTTCAGAAACGGTTGTTAGATTTTGTGTAAAGATTTTTTCATATTGAGCCCAAACAGTTTCATGAGGTAAGATGTTTCTTTGTTTTTGTTCTTTTGTTTGTTGATTTATTTCAGTAACTGTACCTCTAGTATCAAATCCGCATAAAACAAATTGTAACTTGTCTTTATATTGAGACACTCTTCCTAAATCTAATAATTGTAAATCATGTAAGTGAGATGAACCACCTAACCAACCAACCCTTAATCGGTCTGACTCAGGGGTAGGTTCTTTAAATTGTGGTTCGTTTGGATTAATTGCGTTAGGAAATACGACAACATTATTGTTTAATTTTTTAATTTCATCCGCAAAAATTGTTGTAGTCGTTGTAACATATTTTGAAACCTTAAGGTTTGCCATGATTTTTTCGTTAATCTTATTAACTCTAATAATGTCGTGAATTGGGTGTTCTTTTCCTGGCATCCAATAATCATCGATATCACAAACCGTTATAATACCTAATGAATTTAACGTTTGGATTAATCTGTTTGCTCTGTCAAAATCAGAGCCAATACTTCTATGGAATGCAACAATTTGATACTCCTTCCAAAAATTCATATCATCGTATGATGGTTCGTAGATAATATCTACGTGGAAATCGTCACCGTAAAGATTTTGTAAAAAGACGTGAGGGTCAACAGACCTAAATTTACCCACACCTGTTCTATCAGAGGGGACAACTAATACTTTGATTTTAGACATAATAAATTAATATATTTTATAAAAATATAGTAATTCAAGTCTAATAAATAAAGTGGTTAGGATAATTTTTTAATTTTGGTGACCTTACCTTCAAAGATGTGTTTTCCAACTTTAAAACTGAAAATTTCATTAGATTTTTCAGAACTTTCAGTAATTAAACCATTTTCATGTAATGCCTCATTAACCGCTTCATTAATCATCTTTTTAATTAATTTATAGTCAATTCCACCTACAGATGGTTGTGTTTGTTGAACTTGTTGTTTTGGTTTTGATGATTCTGGGATATATCCCTCTTTGTTTTGATTCATCAACCTTGTAGCTTTCTCAATTAACTCGTTAGATATTGTTGCGGTTTGTTGTTGAGGTTGAGCAATTGGGTGTTCCATCATTAACCTTTTAATTTCATCAGGTAACTTAGAATTTTTAATTGCGTCTACTGTTGGCACACCAACTGGCTTTGTATTTTCTCTTGGTACATTTGATAAGTAAGGTTGATGTATTTCTTGAGTTTCCTGTAAAAATTCTGCAGGAATATTGTATTTCGCATTTGGAATATCAAATGTTTCAGGTGAATTTAGTTGTTGTAATGATGTCGGTGGTAATCCTCCGTTCATAGAATTTGAACTTTTAATTCCATCTGCTTTATCCATAATTGCTTTAGACAAAGCTAATTTTTCCATTAATCTATCCATATTATGTTATATTTTCTTCTTCGGGTGTTTGAGGTTGAGTTGGTGGTGTTTGAGGTTGTGGTGTTTGAGGATTATTATCAAACTTAGCGTTTATTATAACACTGACCATACTTTTATCACCGTTAAAATTATAACCTGGTTTAGGTTCATTGTAAACCTCACCTGTAGGTTTGTTTGATAGTATTTTATCTAATCTAAAAAGTCTCCAACCAGGTAATGGTTGTTCACCCTTATATCCTGTATGAGATGCTCCTTCACTATCCCAAGCCCTTAAAACTTTATTACCCGCTTTACTAACTCCTAAGCATACAGGTTCAATTTGACGTATACCTCTACCACCTGGTTCGTCACCATCATAGTAAATAATAACAACTTTTCGTCCTTTAATAGCATCAATAATACTATCTAAAGAAGCGATTTCACAAATTAAACCTTTTAATGCTCCTTGTAGTTTCATTAGAAATTAGGATATACTTTAGATGAGTTAAATTTGTTGATTTTTATATCTTCCTTTCTTTCGGTGATATCATTAACAGTTCCTGCGTTAGTGTTATAAACATCTAAAAATGTACCTGTTCCTCTACCTCGTGCATCACCATCTGCGATTGCATCTTTATTAACTACTGAGTATTCATTACCAACTTTATTGTAGTCGTTTTTTGGGATTAATTTAGCTCTTTCTTGGTCAGCGACAGCGGAAAGTGTGTTTGGTTCCGTTTGATTTAAATCAACTGGTGTTTGTTGTGCCATATTATTATATTTTTGATATTAGTTCGTTTATTCTTTTAACACTTTCATTAACAGATGGATTATATTTGTCCACAGTTTTTGAATGTTCTTGAGATGGTCTTACATTTGTAAAATCTTTTTTCTCATGAGGGTCAATAAATTGGTTCATCATACCACCATTCATTTTGTTTGTCTTGGTATTCTTAACATAATCCCTCATTTTTCTTAATTCATCGTTAACCCAATTTTTTATTTCAACACCACCATTTAAAATAAATGAAGGTTCTTTGTGGTTACCTTTAAAGTTATCAAAAAAGTTTTTAATTCTTTTTAATTGTTTATAATTGATAAATTTTTGAGATTGAAGTTCTTTGTTTCTATTATAACCTTCAGTATTTTCATCCGCATTTTTTACCATATGAAAACATTTTTTCATATGTTCCCTTTTGTCGGATGGGAATTCTATTTCGTTATCGTATAAACTTTTATTCACCTTTTTTTATGAGTTTAATTAAATCTTCTTTTGAGTAACCATTTTTTTCAACATGATTTAAAAGAGACTTTAAATTTTTTCTAATTAACAATGGTAATTCATCAATACTTTTACCCATTTCTTTTTTACTAACTTCAGAATTATCTGAATTTTTTTTATTCATCAACATATCTTCCACAACTTTAATCATTTTTTGTTTTTGAATTTCTGATAGAGTCGCTCTTGTTACAAAATTTTTGTCTTTATAATATTTTGATTTTTTATCTTTATTACCTGTTGGGTCTTGACCTTTTTGTTTTGTTCTTTCTTTTGCTTCATCAGGGTCCATACCCATCTTCTTAATTAAATATTTGTAAGTTTCAGCTCCGTCCATATTTTCTGTTTCTTCATAACCGAAAGCTCCTGACATATCAATCTCACTAACTTCCTCAACTGACTCACCATAATATGTTCTATAACCACGAGAAATAGGGTCATTTGTAATTCTTGCCGCCGCAACAGTTTGGTCCATAGTTTTCTTTGGGTGAAGTCTTGGGTCAAGAATTGGTATTTTAGAGTTGGATAATGCACCATCTAAATTCACTAATTCTTCCAAATCTTTCTTAAGACCTTTAGTTGTTTTAATTTTTTTCTCTTTGGCGACTTTCTTAAGATGGTTTTTAACCTTAGCACCTTTACTTTTTTCAAAATGAATTACCTCGTCTTTTTTACGAGCTTCTGTTAAATTTTCCTCCACAGAGTAGTATAAAGAGTATTTTTCTCCCTTATCTCTTAAAAGAAAATAGTATGGTGATGAATAAAATTCTGTATCTGTTGTAATCATCTCTTCTTTTTTATCTTATAAATACTAGCTCACAAGGTATTTATCATTGTAATATGGCATATCAAAATATTAATCAATATAATTTTAGAAGATTTGGTCTAAAACCTGTCAATGAAGTGACCGACTTATGTCTTGCTTCAGATGAAAAAGATTATGACCAAGAAGTAATCTTTTCACCGTTATTAATTGGTGAAGACGATGGTAATAGAATGCCATTCAAATTTAATTTTAATAGTAGCGGTACCACATTATGTCAGGTTTCACCTTGTGTTTTTAGTAGTGATACAATCGTTTCTGAAAATTATTGGAACCCCACAGATACTGACCCAAATTTTTGTCCTATTGTGACTAATTTATGTGATATTGGTCTGACAGGTATTGACAATGGATTAGTTCAGAATATGTCAGGAGAAACTATTCAAGTAACAACAGGGTTATATACAAATATTTCTGATAAATTTAGCAGATACAAATATGATAGGAGAATGAAACTTCATCCTATTACTGGTTTTACAACAACACAAAATAGATTATGGAATGATGGTTCATACAATTATGATTTATCTTACACAAACGCTGGCGGAGATATTGGATATGTTGCAACTTTAAATGGTGGTTTCTATCAAGGGTTTTACAAACTTGCAGGATATGATTATCAAGTTTTCCCTGAAAGAGTTAGTTTAGGTTGGACCGCAGAGTTCATGTTAAAATATAGATGGACAGGTAATACATCAGTTGGATTAAATGTTAGATACCCAGAAAATAAAGGAACCTTCTTTTATATGGGGGCAAGAGCCGAAAATAAATTTTATCATTATGCTGATGGTAGTCCAAAACAAGATACAGGATATACAAGAGTTACCTCAGGTTTAACTTGTATGCACACTTGCGGTTGTGCGAGTAGTGCAAATACATCATCAGAATGTCTTCAAGTGTATCAACCATCAGGAGGGACAATAACAACATGTACTTGTGGGTGTTCATGTGATTGTACAACCACCGCACAATATCCTGAAAAAGACCCAATGTATGATGAAGTTTCAAACGCATTATCATTAAGATTGAGTGGTGATACAGGTAGTCCAAGATTGTGTGTTAAAACATATAGAATAACAGGAGGATGTGAAAGTACTGGAACTTGTTTAACAGGTATAACTTATGTTACAGGTACTTCGGTAACTGAATGGTGTTCAACAAGAGGTATCTTTGATGATTGTTCAGGTACTACATATCAAAATGTTGAACATTGGGCTCAAATTGATGCCGTATTCCAAAGATATGAATGGTTTGACACTTGTGACCTTTATGACAAAGGTGGATTAGGGTTATTAGTTAAAGATGTATATTTTGCAACAATTGAAGGTAGAAGTGTTTCGTTAATTGAACCTCCAATTACCCGTGAACAACCTTATGACCCAGCGTCGACTGAAGTTGTTACATTTAATGACATGTGGACTGAAGAACAAAAGTACAGATTAGGTACACTTAAGTTCTATGTTAATGGTAAGTTATTCATGGTTGCCGAAAACTTTGAAGAAATTATTCCAAGATTATTAAATGTTGAAAAAGAAAAACAAATTGGTGTTGGGTACAACATTTCAATTGGTGGTGGTACCCAAGGTCTTCACGATAACTTAACATTCTCAGGTGGATGCCCCACTGATTTAAGTGGTTTAAAATATCAACAGGACCCTGAATGTTTAACTACATATGATTTAGATAATACAATCTATTCAGGTTTAACAACACATATTAGATTAGAAGAACTTTTTGGTGGTAGTATGATTGGTGATATCAGTGCATTTAGAATGTATACTGAACCATTAAATCCTGCACAAATAAAACACAACTTTAAAATATTAAAAAACACATATAATTTATTAAATCCTGATTGCCCTAATTGTAGAATAACAATACCGTCAAACGATTTATATTACATAACAATACCTGATAATGATTTATCATATATTAGTATACCTGCGAATGATTTGTATTATGAGATAATTCAACCTACCCCAACACCAACGGTAACTCAAACTCCGACAAATACACCAACAGTAACTCAAACTCCGACAAATACACCAACAGTAACTCAAACTCCGACAAATACACCAACAGTAACTCAAACTCCGACAAATACAGAAACGCCAACAAATACACCAACGGTAACTCAAACCCCAACAAATACAGAAACGCCAACAAATACACCAACGGTAACTCAAACCCCGACAAATACAGAAACGCCAACAAACACACCAACTACAACCGAAACTCCTACACCAACTACAACCGAAACACCAACCCCAACCCCAACAAATGCCTTAGATGTTTTTAATATAACTTCAGGTTCAACCGCAAATATTGCTTGTGATAGTGGTGTTATTGGAGTAATATATGCAGAAAATTTATCTTTTGATACTAATACACAATTCTATAATAATCTAAATGGAACCGTTATTGGTGATATGTCGGGATATTATAGTTATAGTGGGTTAGTTGTTGAATTAGACTCAAATGGTTTTGAGATAGGTGGATTTAGTTCTTGTACCGTAGTTCCTTCGGTTACACCAACTAACACACAAACACCTACTCCAACACCAACTAATACACTAACACCAACTAATACACTAACACCAACTGAAACCCCAACCATTACATCAACTCCAACAAATACCAACACACCAACACCATCTACAACACCAAGTATTGTAAGTTCAGGATTGGTTATTCAACTTGATGCATATGAAAGTTCAAGTTACCCTGGTACAGGAACAACTGTTTTTGACATTACAGGTGGATATGACCATACATTAATTGGTGCAACTTACACAGTTCTTAACGGTATAAAAT